TCTTATTTGCTTCTATTGCGTCTTGTTCAATTTGATTTGAATATTCTTCGTCTTCACTACTCATTAATAAAACAATATAGTGAATTGCTTTTAATAAATCTTTACGATTCTTACCGCCTTTTTTACCATATCTACAAAGATATTTAATAGCATTAGCTTGGCAAAAATCTTTATCAATACCAAGTTGTCTTAACATATCTTGTACTTGGAAACCATCTTTAGTGGTACTATAGTGTTCACCATAAGTACCTTTTATATAATTGTGTATTTCTTTTATTATTTTATCTTCATTATATTTCATTAATTAACCCTCTTATCGTTATAATGTTGAACGTGTTTGTGTGTTTTCTTTACATCAAAATCTTTTCTTAATGATTGTCTATCCCATTGTTGGCCATAATCATTAAATAATTTTTTATCATTTAAAGCAGTTTCACCAAACACATCTTCATATGTTGTATAGTATTGTTTTTCATCAATTAATTCTACTTTAGATACTTTAGCATAGTTAGTTGCTGTTTCTTTGTAATTCCAATCTAAAAATTTTACAATCTTTAGTTTTACTTTATCTGTAAAAACTTTCTTAAATTTATTAGGTACATTTCTATACACAGTTTCATAGGCATAAAAGAAATCACCTTGGTGCTCTGGATCCATATACTCTCGTAAATAACAAACATTAAAAGTTTTACTCATTATTGTGTCAACGCCTCCTCAACATTATTCTCATCAATACCTAACATATTAACATTTTCTACTTTCATTGTCAAGCTCACGGCTTCTGTCAAATCAATTTGACCATCTTTTAATTTAGCAATAATATTATCTACTGCTTTTTCAGCTGTGTCTTCAGCCCATTGTTTTACTTTTGACATAGTGTTTTCTCCTTTGTTGTGTTTTTATATAATAATCCTATCAGATTTACAGTAAAAGTCAAGCCATTATTTGAAACTTTTTTTATTATCTGTATATCTTTGCTTTTCATACTATTATAATATCATACCTGGCCTATAAGTCAAGCGTTATTTTATGTTGATTTTATTGACTTTTTAGAAGAACAATACCAGAACAAATTAACCGAAGGTCAATATTTACTCTATTTCCAGTGATTTTTGACCCATTCCTGGTCTGATTCGTGTGGTTTTGGATTGCCGTGGAATATGGCCACTTTGGCTATTGGTGATTCTTCAAATGTCCAACTTCTTTTATGAAATCTGGTCTGACTACGGTCTAACCATTTATATGATTGTGTCCAGGTGTCTGGAAATATCTTCATCTTTTTAACACCAGGTTGTTTATTAATGTAATTTGTTATTACATTTTGGTCACCTTGTAAAGTCATATCTTTACCTTTATTTTTTAGAAAAGGTTTCCATATAAAGTCTGTAGCATTTACATTATTAAATCTTAATATACTAGAATTGTACCAAGTTTGTGGTTGGCCAAAATCTCTCATAACACAAAAACTATCTTCATCACCATAATTGGCAAAACAATCAATGTTATCTTTTATTACTACATCTAAATCCATATAAAGACAAGGTCCATTTAAGTTGGCCTCAGGACTAAACAACGTCAGTTTATTCCAATAACCTTTATATTCTTCAAATGGTAGTTTTCTTATTTCAAAATTATGACCTGTGATATTTTTATGTAATTTTTCTCTATCTGTAAATAATATAAACTTGTGTGGTATTTTTAAATGTCTTTGTACCATATTGTACAAGTTTTGTACATAGATAGGTTTAAATTTTAGACCCCAGTTTACACATACAAAATTCATATCACTAACCAATTATAAGTTGCTCTCATACTCATAACTAGATACATTAACTCCATTAATGTTCTTGCCCAATCTCTATCTTTATAACCAAAATAAACCCACATTATACAAGATATAACACTTAACAACCAACCAACCCATTGTGTTGCTATATTAGCACTAGATAATATAAAAACACTCATCATAGCAAGGCCAAAACCAATCCATCTGGCACCGTTAATATGTTGATAGTATCTTATTTTCATACTTGTTGTTCCTGTAAAGTTTTATAAGCTGTGCCATCAGCAATTTCCGGTATCGTAAACTGATTTTCGGCTACAAACTTTAACCATTCATCAATAGTTTTGTGTCCAGGTTTTAATGGTTTTTCTATTTTACTTAAATCTCTACCTGCTACAGGTGAACAAATATTAAAGTTGTGTGTAATAACAGGTACTTTATTTAATACGGCGTCAATGGCTGACAAACTAACATTTGTAACTAGACAATGACAATCTTTTAAATCATCTTTTATATCTGTATTCCACCACTCATTTCCTGGTCGTGGTTTATTTCTTAATTTAATTGGCCTGTCTGTGTACTTTCTTAATTCTTCACCTACTTGTTTAATCCAATCTGCCTGGTTTATACCATTTACATTATAAGTTACAGTTTGTGATGATGGTGCTAATAATATGTGATTTGTTTCACCTGTGTACCAACCTTTAAATTTTACATCAATACCTTTACTATCTAATTGTTTTAATCTTTTACCATTACCTACTTTACCTCTAATTGTATGAAGGCCACCCTTTACTATTCTAAAATATGTTTTATCTAAATCGTGTATCTTTGGTTCTGGATAACGTGTAATCTGTTGTGTTAAATAACCAACATCTACGTACCACCATTCTTCGTTCTTTTCTTTAACTTCAGCAATTAGTTTTGTATTACTACCACCTAGACCCCAAAAAAAGTGAATAGGTTTATCTTCATCTTTCCAACCTTTTTCTATATGTGGCCAGATTTGATGAGATAAACATTTATCCCAGGATAACTTATGACATATAATCATACATACCTCATACTGTTTCTACTTACTTTTTCATAAGCAGTGCCGTCCTCAATTTCTTTTAATGTAAATTGATTAGCAAGTAAACTATCTATCCATTTTTTACGTCTAAAATCTGGAACATAAAAAGGTTTTTCTATTAATGATAAATCAACGTGTGATACGGGTTGACCACACGACATTCCGTCACAAAAAGATGGCACACCATTTAACACAGCATCTATACAACCTGTTGATTGTAATGACACACAAGCATACGCTTCTTCTAATTGTTTTTCTAAAGACTCATTTGTTTCTTTAGTTCTAACTATTATATCTCTTTTTGTAAATTTCTTTAAATATGATATTGTATTTTCTACCCAATCAGGCATATTAAAATACTTTTTTATATGATGTGATGGCGCTAAAACAAGTATATAACGACCATCTTTTTTCCAAGGTTTAAGTTCAATATGTTTTTTGTACTTTTCAATTCTTTCATAGTCTTTATCATTTAAATCATCAACAAAAGTTAATGAATAATCGTTTTTAGTTATACGATATACTTTATCATCAACATATGTACTTTTACCGTGTCTACCACCTAATGTATATGCGTGGTCAAAGTAATAAAAGATTTGAGGTATAGATAAACACTTTTTAATTAAATCACCTGTGCCACGTAAGATACCAAATACAGCAATAGGTGTTTTTAAATTTTCAAACGTTTCCCATACTGTTTGTTCATACTGATCTACAGCTGCTTTCTTTTTATGTAAAACACCATTTACACTTTTAATAAATGCACGTATAGGAATATCTGTCGTTTCTCTTGTTTCAAAGCCTTGTATCATTTTAATTCTATTTTAAAACATTCTGTATAATAATTAAACCAGTTTTGAGCATAATCACAATTAGAATAATCCTCAAACCAAGGTCCACCTTCGGTAAAATGTACGTTCTTAATATCTTCTTTGTATTCATACTCATCAACCAACCAGTTCCATTCTAATGGTAGTTCGCCAACCAAGTCATCACTTTCTAACCATTTAAATTGATGTAGTTCTAAACCAGACGCTTTGTTAACGTAGTCAGGTGTTAAAGTAGTACACTTTTTACAATTCATAAGCATAAAACTAGACCAGTTCTTTTTAGGATAAACTGTCTGTGTTTGACCTAAAAACTTCTTTTCATTTTTAGGTGTATAATCGTGTTTACAAACCTGTACTGCATACTTGTCATCT